GCCGTGAGGAAGTTCGAACGCGAGAATCCCCCCTCCGGCCCTCGCAGAGATTATGTGATTGACCACATAATTCCGCTCAGGAATGGCGGCACCAACGACCAAAAAAATCTTCAATGGCAGACGATACAAGATGCCAAGGAAAAAGACAGAATCGAGTGTGACGGGCATCGGTGCGGGCATTGATTGGTGAGTGCGCGTCATGTTGCGTCGCGAATTGCGAAAGCAGCAGGTAGATAGATAAATAATCCTGCTCTCACCCACCCAGCTCCTTGAGCGTCTTCTCGATCGTCTTCTGATCGCCCTGCGTCCCGATGGCGGCGATCGCCAGATCGTTTGCCCGCTCCATGCGGTCGAGCTGCTCGCCGAGCTCGAGATAGGCCGCGATCTGGCGCGGCGTCAGCGTCATTGCAAAGTCTGGTGGGAATCCGCGTCGGCCGAGGGCGACGACGGCGAGAGCGATTTCCGCAAGCGCACCTTGACGGTCTTTGCCCCTTCGCCCGTCCCGCCGATGAGGCCTGTCAGTTCCTCGACGAAGGAGCCGATTCCGTTTGGGAATGTCAGCCCGAAGATGGCCTTCAGAAATTTCATCTGGTGCTCGGGCAGCAGCTTGGCGGCGTGCTGCTCGTAGGCTTCGTCGGCGAGATGCCCGCAGCCGGCTGCGATGATCGGCCCGACCGCCGCGCCGCAGCCTTGGATCAGGCGCGGCAGGAAGCTGTCGGATGAGCCGCCGTCGACCAGCGATTTCAGCTCGGGAAACCGGGCCACGATGGACGCGATCGCGTCGACCGAAACGCCGCGCACATTGACCCGCAGTCCTTCGATCTTGACGACCTCGACCGCCGTCGACGGGGCGATATCCAATAGATCGGCCATGCTGTTGTCCTTATGCCGATGGGGTTTCGTCGCGGATAGTCCAGATGCCGAAGTCGCCGGCAGTGCTCTTCATCACCTCGGCCTCGAGCTCGATCAGTGTGAAGTCGTCGGCGTCGGTGATGAACGAGAAATCGCCGGACGGGACGAACGAGACGGTGGCGAGGAAGTCGACCTGCTGGCCGATGTCGTTGGTGCCGACGACCTTGATATCACCGACGAACTCGGCCTTCGAAAGGCCGGACAGCGTGACGTTGCCATCGCTGTCGGTGCCCGACGTGGCGAGCGCGAACATGGCGAGGTTATCGCCGGTGATCTCGTCGAGCGTCACCTTGATGGTCGCGCCGATCTGGGTGATGGCGGTGAAGTCCTTGGTCTTGACGCCCTCGCGGGCCGAGAAGTGCTCCTTCTTGGTGACCGCGGGCGTATAGATGAACTTCGGCGCGTTGCCGAGATCCGTGAAGGTCGTGGCGCCGACTTCCTTGAACGAAACGATGCCTTTGCCGATGTGATAGTTGGCGACGTTGGGTGACGTGGGCATGGCTTAGAGTTCCTCTATTTTGAGTGCGTACTTGAACATGAACTGAGCGCGCAGCGCCCCCTGCAGCGAGCGCCCCAAGCCGAGGTCGGTCTGGCAGCCGAGATAGCGGATTGCTCCGTTGCCGTTCCGTCCGGTCTTGACGATCTGCTCGTTGAGCGCGGTATCGGTGAGCACCCGCTTGATCAGCTCCCGCCGTAAGGTGGTCAGATCGGACCCGACCTCGTCGGCCTGCTGCGCGATGACGATCTCCGGATGCATGCGAACCATGCTCGGCCGATTGGAGGGCCGCATCGATAAGTCGCCGGCGTCGTCGGTTTCCTCGTCGCCGTCGAATACCAGCGCCGCCGGCAATAGGTCTTCGGGGATCTCGGTATTGTTGCGCTGGGCCGATTTGATATTCGGAATACTGGCGACCACCACGAGCAGCCGCGCCAGGATGTCCTCGCGAACGTCAACCAACGGCAGCACTCTTCAGCGCAAACCGCACTTCGCCCTGGTCCTCGCCCATCGGACTGCCGCGCAGATCCCATGAGCGCACGACCCAGGTTCGGCCATTGAAGGCGAGCACGGCGTCGGCGTAATCGGCACGGGCGATGCCCTTTGCGGTGAGCTCATAGACGCGGGCGTAGGCGCCCGGCCCGACGTTGCTCACGTGCGCCGCCACGGTGCTCTGGGTTTGTGTCGAAATCGGCACTGCCGCCGGCCGGGTATCATCGATCACGGTGATCTCGACCTCGGCACCACCACTTGCCGCCGCCGTCAACACCGCCGGCACGCCGAGCCGTGCATAGACCGAGTCATACATCAGTGCGCTATAGTCGATTGTCATTTACGTCTGAACGCGAACGTTCCGATGTCCTCGCGGCCGAGCTCGGTCTCGACATTGCTTTCCGACACCAGAGTGAAGCCGCAGAACTTCATCGCAAACACCAGCCCGTCGCGTGTGAAATGCCAGCAATGTTCGGCTGGCTTGAAATGCTTCGAGCGCAGCACGTGCTCGGCGTCGCGAAAGATCGGTAGCGAGACGAACAGCCATTCCCGGCAGTTGGCGAGCAGCAATTCGAAATCCGCCATGTGCTCGAGCACGTCCCACATCGTCATGGCTTGAAACGGCACGAGATACGGATCGATCAACAGCATCCGCCTTTCGAGCCATTTGATCCCAGCCGCATTGATATCGTAACCCCAGGTCTTTTGCTGTCGCGCTTGCCGGCATTCGATGAACGCCCCCGATCCGATGCCGACGTCGATCGACGGTCCCCGGTAGTGCTGCTCGACGAAGTCGCAGCGCGCGGACATCAAAGCGCGGCCGATCGGTGTCTTCGCGTTGCGATCGAACTGGTCGAAATACGCTTGATCGTACGGTACATTTTCCGCCTCGACCGGATACCAGCCGATGCCGATCTGCGGCCACCAGGTCAGGTGGCGGCGCGAAAGCTGCTCGACCAGCGGCGGAACTGTCCGATCGGGTCCGCAATCCTCTTGTCGCAGTCGTGCAACATGTTCGTGCATCGGCAGAAGGCCTCCGGCATTGCAAAGCCGATGCGACTCAAGTCGAGCCGCGGGTCGGTGATTTTTTCAGGCGCGTTGTGGCCGCCGTGACCGCCCAGTATGACGAATGTCCTCGACCTCAGCGCCATCCCGGCCGGTACGATCCAACCGACGCCGCCGATCACCACGTCGGCTTCGCGCACCAGCGCGAGCAGCTCGCGCACGTTCAGCTCGCCGCGCACGAGGTACTGGTGCGCCGGCGGCATCTCGCCGACCGCCCATTCCTGGCCTGCTGCAAGATCGGCGACCGCGATCACCGTGTGCGTCGTCATCAGTTCAGCCGCCAGTGCGGCCACATATTCCGGCCGCGGGTTGCGCGCCTGGTTGCGCCATTCGGCGCGCACCGTCACCGGCCGCACCACCGCGATCGGCCGATGCCTTGGTAGCGATGGCGTCGGCCCCATGTCGGGCACATCGAACAGCGCCGGATCGAAACCGACTTGCAGCGCCGACCACTTGCGCTCGAGCGCATGGACGATCGAGGCCGTCCTCAGATCGCCGCCGTAGGAAACCTTGACCTCGCGCATCGGCAACGGTCGTGACCATCGCTCTGGGCGTTGCCGCGCCATGTTCTTGAGCTGCGTTCGCAACCGGCGCTTCCCGAGAACGAACCTTATGTCGAGATCCCCGTAAAGTTCCGGCCACGGCGTTTCGAGCCAGACCTCGTATTGCGCCGCCGCGGCGCGTACGAACGGCCGCGAATAAATGTTGTCGCCGAGGCCCCACATCCCGCGGACCAGGACTGCTTCCGCAGGCCTCAAGCCGCGCGCCGCCGGTCGAGCGCCCCTTCGAGGCCGACTACCGGCCACAGATCCGCATAGGCGCTGCCCGGGCTCGCATTGAGCAGCGCGATACCCATCGACCGCAGCGGCGCCGCCATGGTGGCGATATCGCCGCGCTGGCGATCGTAGCGATCTGGCCTCGGCCCCCAGCGGTGCGGCTTGTGATGCCAGAGCCGACCGTCCGGCGCCGCTTTGCCATCGGCGCCGAGCCAGACGATTGTTCCGCCGCGTCCCACCAGATGCGCCGCCAGGTTGGTCGCCCCGGTGAGCGAGGTCCATTTCTGCGTCAGGCAATCGGGCGCCTGCGCAAGTCCGGGCGGATTGACCTTGCGGCAGAGCAGCACCTTGGCATCCCGCACCATCTGCGAGGTGGTCACGACACGACCGCCAAAGCCGGCGACCGCCGCCCGGTTTTCCGGCTCGTTCCACCAGCGCCAGTCGCCGAAATAGAGAAAGTCGGCCCACGGCGCCGCATGGACGCTCGAATTGATGACGATCACACGGCGGCCGCGCAACTGGTCGAGGTCGTGCTCGAGCACCGACGGCCCGCCGGCAACGATGAATGCCGTCCCACCCTCCCACTCACGCGGCACCTCGTAGTGTTTCACGTGAAACCCATTACGCATAAACGCGCGTATATTCACACATAGAAACGCGTGTACGCACTGAGCAAGCCGGCGGCAGTATCGGCCGCCGCCTGCAATGGCGCGGTGGGTGCGGCTTTACCGAGCACCTGAAGCGGATCGTAATACTGCACGATGGTATCGCCGTGCCGGACCATTCGGACGCCGCCGGTGGCGTTCAATCGCTGCTGCAGCCTCGCCGCCTGGATCAAAAGCGTAGCCGCCGCCTTGAGCGCCGGCGGTGCGGCATCGGGCAATAGATATCCGCCGCTGTAGGTGACGGTGACTGGCTCGGTCCAGGCACCTTCGATGCGCATCTTGCCGGATAGGTTCTCGATCTCGTAGCTCGCCGGATCGAGGATGTTGCCGCGTGGCGACTCCACCGAGACGATGTCGGCGTCCGCGACCGGATAGTGCGTCAGGAACAGGCGCGGACTGTCGAACGGCATCGAGTCGCCGCGCCAGGTCTCGGCGACCTGCTCATAGGCGAACACGCGCTGGCACATCGTCGCGATGACGTCGCTATATTGGTCAATCCACATCTGCAATTGCGTGTCTTCGCTGGTATCTGTCGGCGGCAGGCCGAGGATGCTTTTGATCTCGTCCAGCGTGACGAGCGCATAGCTGTCGGCCGGCGCCAACACCTTGACCCAAACGTCGGCCATCACCGCCCCTCGTGAAACTGCTCGAACAGCGCCCGCAACTCCAGTAGCGGCGCCTCGCTGTTGTCTGACATGACCGGCTGCGCCGTGTAGGCCTCGCGATCGATGCGCCAGCCGATGATGGTCGGCCCGGGATCGCCGACAGGACCACGTTCGCCACGCGCGCCAGGAGCCCCGTGGTCGCCCTTCGGGCCGGGTTTGCCCGGCTTGCCCGCCGAGGCGATAAGCTGCCAGGCGGGCCCCGGACACGGTCCTGGGGCATCCTGGCGGGCAATGAAGCTCGACCCACCGAGCGCGACGATGTCGAGCGCCGCATAGGTTTGGCCCTCGGCGAAGGTGCCGCGCACCGTTGGCATCGCCGCGTCGCGGCCGGGCCGCGACAGGCAGATCCAGTCAGCATGCCCGGGCGCTTGTCCAGTGTCCCGGGTGGCCTGGAAGGCGCCCCCGGCATGCGCGACGACGGTTCCCGCGTAGTGGACGATGCCGGGTATCCAGTCGCGCGCCACTGGCAAGACTCCGGGCTTGCCCTCGGCCCCGGGCGCGCCGTCCTTGCCATCGATGCCGGCACGCCCCGCCGGTCCTGCTGGTCCGGTTTTGCCTGCTTCCCCGCGCTCACCGGCAGGCCCGCGCTTGCCCTCTGGCCCTGGAATGCGCGCGAGCGCCCGCACCTCGAGGAGCGCGCGCTGGGCCACAGCAAGACAGGTACTAAGCCCGTCGAGCAGCGAATATTTCGGGCCAGGAGTGGTCATGCTGCCAACATCCAGACGATAGCGGCGGCTTCATCATCCTCGACGAGGTCATGTTGCCCGGAAGCAGTGCCCACGAGGTTGATCGGCCGCGCCGCACTTGATCCAGCCGCTTCGCCAACGAGGCCGCGCAATAGCGCCGCCGCCTCGCTCGTAGCGACGACGACGCCATGCGCCTCGCCGCTGAGCCGTGGCAGAATGCCGTAACCGGCACCCTCGACCGGCAGCGGCCGCTCTGGCGGATAGTAACCACCTCCGCCGACGACAACGGACACCGGGACCGGGACGACACCGACAAATGCCGCAGTGTCCGCACCTTCGGCGGCATCGAGCGAGCCGACGATATCGCCGGCCGACGCAACGATGCCGGCTGCCGCAAATACATCCGCCTGGTCCGTTGTGGCGAGCGTACCGATGAGGCCGACCGCGCCCGCAAGGGCAGCAACATCTGCGGCCTCGATCGCAGCCAGCGCGCCGGTAATCGCCGGCGCCGAGACCGTTCCGGCAAAGACAGCCGCGTCGGCACCTTCCGTTGCAGCCAACGTGCCGGTGCGGCCGACCAATCCAGCGATCGCAGTTGTGTCGGCGGCTTCCGTTGCGGCGAGCGCGCCGATGAGGCCGGCCAGTCCGGCGAATGCCGCGGTGTCGATCGCCTCGATTGCGGCCAGCATGCCGACAACCTCTTGCAGCGTTCCGACAACCGGATGTCCGTTATTGGTGTGGACCTTGCCGCTGGATTGCTCGGTGGTGTGAACGACGTTTTCGTCGCCGACGAGATGGGCGGTCATGTCGCGTGCGTGATCGTCGCCGAAGTGATCGTTACAGTTTGGCCAACTGCTATTGACACCGAATTCAAGTTGATATCGGCGCCACTAGTGCCAACTGTAAGGTTGTTCACCTTGGTGGTTCCGCCACCATCCTTGATGCGTGCCACCGCTGCGGTGCCGGCGTTGGCCGCGACTCCGGATTTTGGCGCCCCCGCCATGGTGATCACGCCGCCCGATTCCGTAAAGCTCGGATCGGACAACGTGACGGTCACGAGCGTCGCGGCAAACGACGCCGTGCATATCTCGATGTAAGCAGGCGAAGCATTGGCATCGATCTGCAGGATCGTGGCGGCCATCCGAGCCGTTTTCGTCGCTGCATCGTAGTTGACCGCCATTTAGGGTATCCCCAGGCGGAACGATGTCAGCCGCACCGGGCCGTTGCGATAGATTTTGGTGGTGTTGAGCTTGATGACCGCATCGGACTTTTCATCGCCGACATCGCAAGAAAATACCTCGCTTCCGTCGGCGGCGAGGATGCGCGCGGACGAGGCATTGCCCTGCGCAAGTGCGGCGTCTTCCTCGGCGATCTCGTTGAACACCAGCTCGGCGCCTATGGCGGCATCGGCTGCCGGATTGGATAGTTTGAGCACCGCGAGTGTTTCTCCGTTATCCGACGACAGCTCGATGGTGCCGCCGTCCATCATGGTGGTCAGCCGATCGAGTATCGCATTGCTGGCGGCTTCCGAAAGATTGACGATCACGACTGCGGCTCATAGATCGGGACGAGCGCGCCATTCTCGTCCCGCTCGATGCGCAGCACCCTCCCTGATGCGCGTTCGCTCGTGATTGGCGGCAACTCGTGCAACAGGCGCGCCGCGCTTGCGACCTGCTCAGCCAGCTCGGGCGGCAGCAAGATAGCGTCCGCACTCTCGCCCTTCTCGCCGGGCGGTCCTGCGTCGCCCTTCTCGCCGGGCGGCCCTGCCGATCCTGGCGCGCCGTCAACACCGTCGCGCACCGCCGCGAGCTGCCGCAAAATCTCGCCGCGCAGCTCGGCGATTGTCGTCTGCGCCTGCGCCTCGATCAGCTTGCGCTCGCGCCGCCATTGCCGGCGCTCGGTATCGAGCACCTCGGCGAGCGCCTCGCGCCACGCGTCAAGAAGCAGCGCGTCGTCCGATCCGGTCGGCATTGGCAAACAGGTTTCTGACCTCTCGTGCAATGTCATCGCGGTTGCTCTTTTGCGGAGGCGTTGCGGGAGCCGGCGGCACCGAAGGAGGAGGCGGCGCCGCCGGCTGGCTTGGCGCGGACGGCATAGACGGGATTTTTCCGGCCGCCTCCAAGGGAACGACTTGGGCCTGCACTCTCGGGCTATCGCCGAACGGCACGGCTTCCAAGCCTTCCATCTCGCGCGCCTCGTTTGGCGCGTAGATGCCGCCCTGAACGCCGCGGGCCAGCGACTCGATGCGATCCTTCTGCGCCGAGCGTAAAAGCGCGCCGGTGTCAAACTCGACATATTCGTCCGGCACGCCCGAGAGCTGGAAAAGGTTTCCGATCGCTTCCTCGATGTGATTGAGCGCGAAGCCGAGACCGGACGCTTTCCAGCCTTGCATCAATGCTTCGGTCGACGAGAACGTCGCGCCACCAAACCCAAGGATCTGCAGCGGTATCCGATACACCAGTGCGATGTTCTCATTCGACAGCTTGAGAATGTCCGCGGTGGCCGCTTCCCTGCCGGCCGACGTCCATGGCTGGACCTTGAGCCCTGAAGTCAGAATCGGCGTGCCGCCCTGGTGAAGGCCCTTGGCCTGTTCGTTCCAGCGGTCGCGCAGCGCCTGCAGTTGGTCCTTGTCCATCGTGAGGTCGGTCGTAAGTACCGCGCTCGGCCGCGCCTCGTTCCGGTAATACGCGTATTGCTGATTCATGATCGCGGTGCTGACGCCGATATCGCTGTAAGCAGCGACCAGTGGCGACTCGCCGACGAGCGGAGTCGGCATGCGGTGGCGCACCGTGTGCAGCTTGATATGCAAGACATCGCGCTGCGGCACGACCAGCGCATCGGCGCCAAGGCGCCGCTGAATGACATCGTTGCCGTAGAGTTGATAGAAAACCTCGCCATTCGTCGCGAGCCGCGGACGCGAATTCATCGGGTCCATCAAATGCAGCTCGTCGATCTCGAAGCGGTCGTTGCGCAGCGCGAGCGCATAGGCATTGCCTTCGAGGTAGAGCGACCGCGTCGTGTTCAGCATGAAGTCGCTGATCGATTGATAATCGTTGGGATAGCGCAAGAGGCGGGAGAGGGCGGAGGACTTGACCCGCTCCCGGCCCCCCTTGGCGTTCAGCCGCCAATGATCGCCCGGACACATCGCGATGGTCTGGGCGTACGCGGAAACGCAAGCCTCTACCATCGCCGAGCGCGGCCCCGAGACCGGATCGTAACCCTGCTGCCACCAATTCCAGCCGGCGCCATCCGGCAACCAGCCGCCCGTGACCGGGAGGTAGTATGGGCCAGGGCGAACGTCGCCCTCGCCCTTGCGCACCAGCTTCGCGATGCGTGACAACCACCCGGTCGCGTTCATTCACGGCTTTGCTTTTGGCTCGTGCTCGTGCGCCGGTGTCGGCTTGGGCTCCATGGCCCGCGTCGAATAATCGCCGCGGCCTGCTGCCGGCTTGTTTGCCTCGGCCTGCCGCTTGATGTGCGGCTCGCCTTCGACCGGCGAACCGTCGGGCTCATGCTCGGAAACATGCTCGCCCGACGCCGCAACGTCATTTTCCTCCTGCGTCGGTGTCGGCTTGGTCTTGGCTGTTGCCTCGCGATGCTCGGCTTGGGCCTTGTCGCGCGCGGCCCGCTCGTCGGCGAGACGCTTTTTGACGCCTTCCTGTTCTGCCATTTTACTAACTCCTGTGTTGTTACCCCCCGCTACCAAGTGACGCCGGCGGCCCACGCGACGACGCCCGTGCGCCTGACGGTCCAGTTCATCGGCAGCAGCAGCCGAAGCGCGTAGCTGTTCGTCTGGAACATCGACTTGACCGGAGCCGCGACCGTCGCCGGGCTGCCGGGGGTGCCGATATCGAGCGGCGTCGTGTCGTCAAAATGGAGGGTCGCCTGGTCGCTGATTTCGAACCGCGGAGCCTCGCCGCCGACCGACACGAAGTCTGCGGCATCGATCACGATCACCGTGCCGACCGGCACAGAACCGGAGTCGATCACCGGCCATCCGCTCAATCGCTTTTGGCTGATTTCGTCGCGGAACGGGAATACGCCTGCGCCTGGCGCCGCCGTCAGGCCGATGCTGTTGACCTGTTGCGGGTTCATGAGCCAAGCCGGATTCCGGACATTGCCCCTGGTGCCCGTGAGCAGCGCGCCGGTGAGTTGCTTGATATCGCCGGTCAACGCCGTGAAGCCGCCTCCGGCCGTCGGCGTCAAGCCGGAAACGCCGTTGAGAATACCGGCTGGCCGCACGGCCGTCGCCGCATTGGCGTCGATCAGGACGCTGTCGAGCGCGATCGCCGTGTCCATCTGCACCGCGTCGCGGAGCAGGCCCTCGATCGCCGGCTGGCTGTGATCCTCGAGTTCTTGGCTGAACGTCGTGATCACGGCCATCTTTTTCGGCGTTAGGGTTTGCGAGGTAAACAAACCTTGGCGAACCGGGATCGGAAGTCCTTCACCGACGAACGATCCGGCGATCGTCGGCGTGGTCGCCCGCGTCGGGATAACGATTTTGCCGTAGGGCCCGAAGGTCAGCGACAGTCCCATGCCCGACAATCGCGGAAAGATCGACGACGGATAGAGCGACTCCATGAACGCCGTATAGGTCGTCTGTGCGAGTTCCGCCGCCCATCCGGTCGTGGTGGTCAAAGCCGGCGCGGTGGCGGCGCGCATATGCCAGGCAAGCGCCGCCTTATGCAGATCGTCGTCGCCGTAGAGTTCGCGCATGACGAGGTCGACCGGCTTGCGCTGTCGGTGCGCAAACAATTGCACAACGCCCATCCGCACGAGCAGATCGAGCGGATCGAGCTTTTTAGCTGGCGCAAGGCTGAAGGGCCGTGGCGTGGCCTTGTCTCTCTGCGGCACAGGAACGGTGGGCGCCTGATGTAGAACCAGCGACCTCCCGGAATCGGATTCGGCGCCGAGATTGCGCTCCGATTCGCGCAACGAGGCGAGCGCGCGCTCTTCCTGCCTGATCTTCTGGTTGATCTCGTCGGAAACCCCGAGCTGCGTATCGCTGACGTTGCTGTCGTCGAGTTTGTCGTAATGATCCTGAAGCTGGTCGCGAAGCGCATTGAGGCGCTGCTCGCAAGCAGTGATCCGTTGAGCAAACGACGTCATTGTCGTGCCCTTTCTTAACTGTGGTCGCGTATCGGCTTGCCCGCCGGTGAGCCCGCGCCGTGCAATCCCGCGTCCTTTGCCTTTCCCGGCGAAAACGAGATCGATGGTCGTGGGCGAAATCTTGAGGGACTTTGCGATGGCCAGCGCATTCGGGTTCGCCGGCACGGAGACCAGGCTGGTCTCGACCAATTCGGCCTTAGTGAAGAACACGCCGTAATCGGATTCCGGCCGCGGCTTGCTCTCCTTGGGACGGAAGCCGACGCTGACCGCGCGCAGAATGCCGGCGTCGATCAGCGCCCTGATTTCGTCGATCCGTGGCGACTTGCCTTCGGCCAAGAGCTCGAGGTTGCCGCGCAACTGCTTGTCTACGACGCGGACGTTCGTCCACTTGCCGATCGGCGCATTGCTGTTGTGGTTGAACAGTGCAACCGGGTTCTTGTAAAACGACGCCAGATCCCAGGCGTCCGCCATGATCACGTCGTCCATGCGGTCGGGCGTTTCGTCCGACATCACGAACTGCATGCCGTTGACCGGGCCCGCGTGTGTCTTGTAGCAGACGTCCTTTGCAGCGCCCTTGTCCTCGTCCCAGGCATCCTCCCAGATCAACTGGCAGACGTCCTGGTCGCCGAGCTCATCGCCGCAGCGGCTCATGAAATCGATGTAGGACTCGTCGAGGGCTGGATAGAGATCTTGGCGCTGCAGCTTTCGCATAGCTATTCCCTCCCGCGAGATGCAGGTCCGGTGGTTTCGGGTATTCGGAGGCTTCAGGTCGTCGGCTCGACCGCAATCGCGAACTTGCAGTCCTCGCGTTGAGCGACCGGATGACTGCGCGATCCCGAGCGGAACCTCACGAAGGCGATCGACTTCGTCCAGCGCTCGCCGATCACGATGCCGGTGCTCGGCTTCGCCGAGACCGTGATCTCGGTGCCGTCCGGCCCGAACAGATCATTGTAAAAGTTGCCGTCGCTCGACACCTGGAACGTAAGATTCGCCGGCGTAAACTCCTGCGGCACCGTGATCCGCACGATGCTGCCGCCCGAGCAATCGGCGCCATCGGAAAGCGACTCGCCGGCCTTGATGGTCGGCCCATCCACGATTGTGAGCGACATGGTTCAGCTCCTATTTGCCGGATGGTTCGGATCGATCGGCCAGCCGTCGTCGCCGACCTCGATGCTGTGGCCGCGGGTTTCGATGAAGCGCTTCTGTCTGTCGTGACAGCTCGCGCACAGCGATTGCAGCTCGCCGAGTACGAACAGATTCCATTCTCCGCGATGTGGTTTGATGTGATCGACCACCGTTGCGCGGATGACCGCGCCGCGATCGGCGCAGAATTTACAGAGCGGATGCTCGCGTAATTGAAGCTTCCGTCGGCTCAGCCAATATCGGCTGCTATAGAAATGATGCCAGGACTTCGCCGCGGCAAACGGAGAGGTCATGGCCCTTGGACGACGACCCCAAACTGGCAAGCCACCGGCTGCACCACCGGCTTCGCGCCGGTGCCCGAGCGCAGCTTGATCGCTTTGCAGCAAACCAGGCGCGTCGGCGCAATCGCTATCATCGCGTTCGCCTTGAAATTGAAAATCAGCTCTCGCGCCGTCATGCCATCGTACAGATCATAGAACGTGGTGCCGTCCGATGAGCCTTGCACGGTCACCACTGCAGGCGTCCAGGTGGATGGCATGATGATCCCGATGATTGGCCCCGTAACGGTGGCAGCGGGAGTTATCGAGCCGGCGGCGGGAATCGTTGCGGTGACGGTGACGATGGTCATTGTCGATTACTTCGCTTTCGGTTCTGTCGTGGCGGCTTTGACGGCCCACATGGCAGCTTCTTCGTACGCGGTCTGCGCCAGAGCTGCGAGCCGTGGGTCAAGGTGCTTGAGGTCCTCGCACAAGTCGATCAGGTCCGCCGTATAGCGTTTGATCTTATCAACCATGTTGTCTTTGCTCGGATTGAAACTCTCGCGCACGCGCTCGGCGCCGATGCTGCCTGCCATTTTGCCGCTCCCTACCCAATCAGCGCCATGATATCGATCGGCTTCGCCTGGCGATCGCGTGCCCGCAGTCCCATCAGCATTGCGAGCGCCACCGCGCCGTCGATGCGAAACCGGCTCTTGTCCTTGTCGAGCTTGCGGTTGCCGGCCGGGTCGAGCACCGTGACGGCATTCGCCATGTTCCAATTCAGAATCGGATTGCCTGGATGGACGAGCTTGCGTTCCATCACGGCGAGCTCGAGCGCGTCGATCGCCGGCCCCATATCTTTGAAGCCCTGGCCCCACGGGATCAACCGCAAGCCATCGCCGCCCTTGTCGCCGTCCTCGTAGGCCTGCAGGCCAACGCGATCGAACTCGCGCAACAGATCATTGATGCGCCAGCGGTCATAGGCCATGCCGCGAACCCTGTAGCGGCGCGTCAGCTCCGCAATGAACTGCGCGATCACCTCGGGATCGATGGTCTTGCCTGGACTGATATGCAGGTGACCGGCCTCGGCCCATTCCCGGTAGCGGTGCGAGCCCGAGCCGAAGTCACGGTTGGCGTGCTCGGTCAGCCACTCGTGCGGCTTCCAGAAATGCGGCATGACCCGGCACGGATCGTCGATCGAGCCAACCATGAGCGCCGTCAAGTCGACCGTGTTCGACAGGTCGAGCGCGAGATAGACCTCCTCGCCGTCCCTGATGCGCGGCTCGCCTATGCATGCCATCCACTCGGCGCGGCTGATGAGCGAAGCAATCGGCGCCACCCGCTGATTTAGAAACAGGTTTCGCACCTTCGGCTCTTCGGCCGGCATGCGGATGGCCTTGCGTATCGCGGTCGCGAGATCCTCATAGTCGCGAAACTTGCCGAGCGCCGGGTTGGCTTTGCGCCACTGTGCCTCGTCCGCCAGGTCGCAGTCCTCGTCCGCAGCATAGAGATGGCAGACGATCGCCGGGTCGACGCCGCTCAAGCCATCGTCGATCAGCTTCGATAGAACGTGCTCTGGATCGTTCGACTGCGTGCTGATCGCAATGAACAGCGGCTCCTCGCGCGCGCCGAAACTCGTGTCGAGCACGTCGTACAGGTCACGGTTCTTGGCCTGCGCCAGCTCGTCGTAAATCACCACGCTCGGCAGATAGCCGTGCTTGGTCCCGGCCTCCGCACTGATCGCGCGATACACCGATCCGGTGCGCCGCGCGATCATCGTCTTCGTCGACGGGACCACCTCGAGCTCGGCCGCGAGGTCAGGCTCCAGGTCGACGATCTGCTTCGCAAACTTGAACACGATACCCGCCTGGTCGCGATCGTTGGCGGCGGAATAGATTTCGCCGTGCACCGTCGCCTCGGGCCCGATGAGATGCGCGAGCACGATCGCGGCGATCAGCGCGGTCTTGCCGTTCTTGCGCGCCATCGACAGGATCGCACGCCGCACCACGCGCCGCGTCCCGATGTGCGGCTCGTAGACATCCCTGATGAAGGCCTTCTGAAACGGCTCGAGCTTGAACGGCTTGCCCTGGCCGGTCCCCGATGGAATCGTCAAATTCTCAATGAATCGGATCACCGCCTTCGCACGTCCACGGCCGCGCGGCGTCCGCTTCGTTTCAGTTCCCACCGGTCATCATCTCGGTGCCATCGGCGGTCATCATCGCAGCATTGCTGCGGAAGACATCCACACCGCCGCTAAGAAACAGAAACGGCACACCGGAAGGCAATGCCGCCTTGAGCCTGCTTCGGACCGCCTGCGTTTGCTCCTTATCGAGGATCATGTCGCATGTGAAGACCAGGAACTCTCCTGGCTCCAACGACAACTTTTGCATTCCGATATGATGCGTCGCCTCGTCGATCATTGCATTGAACTCGCGCTGGTGCCGTTCAATTGCCTCTTGGAAATCGCGATCGTGCATGGTTTCAACCGGCGAGAAGGCCAGCAAACTTGCTCTGCGAGTTGTCGCCGTGGATGCCGGCCGAGATGCGGCTGCGCGCGGCCGGCGTGAGGCCGAACTCGGCCGCATAGCGAACGACATCCGCGGCGTGCTTGCGCACGATCGACACCAGCGGATTCACGATGGCGTCGCCGTACTTACTCTTGATGATCATGCCGTTCATCACCGGATCGCCCGACTGCATGCGATGCAGCGACTCGGCCGCCATTTTCCACTGGCCGAAGGCGTAGCAATACGCGGCGAGCGCCGGCACGTCGACCTTGGTGAGCAGGCCAAGCCGGTGCAACTCGGTCGCCGTCTGCCACCACTCGTCCGCGGCGTATCCCGTCACGAACGACGGCGGGTCTGGCACGTCGGCAAACGCCTCGGGCTGCGGCTCGTCCTTGTTGAACGCACGCTTGCCGGTGTTGCCACGCAAGAGCTTGAGATGCGTCGGCATCGGACGCGGACCACGGGTCATGCTGTTTCCTTCAGTTGTTCGCGCGCCGCAAATGGTGCGCCTGTTGCTTCCAGCGTCGCGATCTTGCCGGTGAAGTTCTGCCAGCGCATTACCGCCACGTCGACATAAGTTGGATCGATCTCGATTGCGCGGCAGGCACGCCCGGTCATCTCGGCCGCAATGATCGTTGTGCCCGAGCCCACGAACGGATCATAGACCGCATCCCCGGCTTGCGAGTTGTTCTCGATCGGGCGCTTCATGCACTCGATAGGCTTTTGTGTGCCGTGGCCGGTTTCGGATTTTACCGGCTTATCTATCTGCCACAGCGTCGATTGCGTACGATCACCTTGCCAATGTGCTGTTTTGCCTTTGCGCACCGCGTACCAACAAGGCTCGTGCTGAACGTGATAATTGCCGCGGCCGATCGGAAACTGCTGCTTAGCCCAGATGATTTGCATTCGGACTTCAAACCCAGCCGCCAACAGAGATTCATGATGCGCAACTTGCATGGCACCCGCCGGGTGCCATGCATACGCAACGTCGCCAAGGAAAAGCACCCACGCTTCACGCCAGTCACTGCGGTCGTCGTTGGACACTAACCCTATGGCGCGAGCGCCATAGGGTTTTCCGTTAGCCCGATCAGCCCGGTTGCGCCAGTCTGGATCATAGTCGACGCCGTAAGGCGGATCGGTCACCATCAGGTGCGGCTTCGCTCCGCCGAGCGCGAGCGCCACATCGGCCGCGCACGTCGCGTCGCCGCAGAGCAACCGATGCCTGCCAAGCACCCAAATGTCGCCCCGCCGGCTGATCGGCACCGCGGGCGCGTCTGGCACCTCGTCGGGATCGGTCTTGCCGACCGCGCCCATCGCCCTGATCTCTTGCGCGGTGAAGCCCGTCAGCATCGCATCGAAGCCCATCGCCTCGATGTCCTTTAGCTCGACGCGCAGCATCGCATCGTCCCAGCCGCCGTTCTCGGTCAGCTTGTTGTCGGCGATCAGATAGGCCCGCTTCTGCACTTCCGACCAGCCGCGAGCCACCATCGTCGGCACTTCACCGATGCCCAACCTCGCGCCAGCCAGCACCCTCCCGTGCCCAGCTATGATCGACCCGGCCTCGTCCACGAGCACCGGCATCGTCCAGCCCCACTCGCGGATCGAGGCCGCGATCTGTCCGATCTGCGCCTCACTATGCGTCCGTGCGTTGCGCGCGTTCGGGATCAGCTCGGCGAGCGCGCGCCGCTCGACATGGTCGGCCGGCCACTCGCGGCTATTCACGTTCCGCCTCGCGCTCGACCTCAGCGTCGTAGTCGTCGTCGGTCATCTCAAATTCAACAGATGAACCGACGGAAAGCCGAGCAACAGCGCCACGATCATGTAGAGCGCAATGAGGCCGACGACGCCGATGTAAATCTTTTGCACGTTGGCGGGCACCGGCCAGCCGATCGCGCTCATGATCCACATCGCGATGGCGCCGATCAGGAACAGGATCGCCACCACGATCCCGATGTCGATCAGGCCGAGCAGAACGCCGCCGAGGCTCATTGTGGAAAAGTTCCTTCTCGCTGGTATTCCGAAACCTGCGGCCGCTAAAGCGGGAC